TATTTTTTTCCTCCGTTTTTAAATATCTGTGTTCCCTTTATACCATAAATGCTGGCAACTACAAGGATCCATAAATTTGTAAACCAGCTCGGCAATTGTTGAAATTGCTCGAAAAACTGCTTAATCTTTTCTGAAGCGCCCGGATCGTCCGAGAAGACCCCGTAAGCAATCACTAAAATTGGAAGCGTTAATATAACAAGTACCGCCTCGTCTTTCCAGTCTGATTGACGTGCTTCTAAAAGTTTGCCCTGGTAAGCTTCCTCACCACGGGCCATACGTGCAGCATGCATATGCTGTGCGTCCGCCATAGCCATTTTAGTTTCTTGGCGTTTTTTAAATATATGTGTTCCTGCCTGTAAGGCTACTTTAGCTAAACTGAACCAAGCCATAAGTTAATACCATTTAACTTTTGACTTTTTTTCAGCAAGCATTCTTCTTTGACCACCAACTTTGTTTACTGTTGGGATCTCTTCAGGGATTTTAATCTCAACACCACCTTTTAGGTATCCATCTTTATTGATGAATTGTTTTTGATTAATTCCTTTGTAGAATGGTTCTTTACCGTTCTTTGCCATGTATCCTCCTAAGATTTTGGACCTTTTAGGGTTTTAACATCTTTACGTTTTAAACGGGCAATATCCATTTTAGTGACATCCGCCATATGTTGTTTAGTTAAAGATGTATCAGCTCTCATTATAGCTAATTCTTCGTTTTGATCAAGCTTATCATCTTCAATACCTTCTTTAGATAGTATTTTAGCTTGTTCTACTGCTTTTCTTTGCTCCATTTCTTCTTGTTTTCTGACCGTATCCATAGCTTTTAGATCAACTTCTCTTGATTTAAGTTTAAGCAATGGATCATGATCAAATTGAGAAGTAATTTTCTTCTCTTCCTTCATGAAGTCTTCTGTTATCTCAGCAATCAATATAGCTTTTCTAGCTTCTATCTTCTGAGTAAGATCTTGTATTTGAGGTGCTAATTGTTGTTGCATCTCTTGATTCTGTTGAGACATTTGTTGTAACTGTTGTAACATTTGCATTTCTTGTGGGAATTCCATTTGAACTTGTTCTTGGGCCATTAAAGAAATGTGTTCTAAAATATTTTTTTCTATTGCAGCCATGATAACAGGATTGTTTCTTACCATGTTCAAAGCCATAAAATGTAAGTGCGCGGTAACATGCGCTCTATGATCTTGACCTGAATATGCCTGAAAAGGTTTCTGTGCTAAAGCATCAATGTGTTCTAACGCAGGATCTTTTGGCATTGGCGGAGCAGGAGGTGGTAATATTGCATCAATATTCTTCACTCCTAAAGCCGTGTACATTTGTCTATAACATTCATATAAGTTGTGCATTTTTGGGTTTGACATAGCTAACTGTAATTCAGTTTGGGCTACACTTATACGCTGTGTCTGTGAAAATATATCCGGGTCCGCTACGGGTAAAATATCAATCCTATCATCAAAGTCTGCTGCTTTGATAGTTCTCTGTGCACCAACAACATCATAAGGATATTCAGCTGGTAGAGAAGTAGCAAATATTTTTGCAAGTAATTGAAACTCTTCTTTAAGAGATGCAAACAATCTTTTATGTATTGCACTCATAACTCTAGAGCCTCTTTCCAATAAAGCTACAGTTGTTCCAACTGCAGCGCTTTGGTTTCCATCACCAACTTGTGAGTCAGCAATAGATGCAAATCTTTGTCCTGCCGCTACTACTGTTCCCAGTAATTGAAAAAGAACTGGAGAAGGTTCTTTGTACGGCAAGTTCATAAATGAATCTTTTAAACTTCCACCAGGAGCGTCAACGTCTCTCCATTCCCCTGGTTGTAAAGGAGCGGCATCATCTCTAATTCTAATACCTCTCATTTTAAATCCGGCTGGTAAATTAGATAGTGTACCAGCATCTAATAATTGGCGGAGAGCAACTGTTGCAGTTCTGCTCAATCCGCCAATCATATGTATTAATCCGAAACCATAAAACCCTAGTCCAGGCAGAAATTTGAAATGGACGAAATATTGGGTTTTTGTTTTAGTCGGATCGTTGGGCGCATAGTTCCTTCTTACAGAAAGAACTGTACGGCTACCTGCATCGATGGTTACGATATAAGGTAGTTTGATACCTGTTGGTTCTTGAGTTTGTGGATTGATGTCCTCAAAACCCTCCAGGTCCAAATTTGTATGACACTCTAACAGAGTGTAAATATCTTCAGGTTTAGTTTTCTTTTGCCCATCTAATTCTCTTTCTTTTTGTTTTAATGGGTCTTCAAACATTTGTGGGGATCCTAATTCAACATCTCTATAGAATCCTGCGTATTGTTGTTTTTTAATTTCATTACCAGACATTTTTAAAACGTGAATAACACATTCTGCATCTTCAATGTTAATTGCGCTATATGGTACTAATAAATCATCTGCTTGTACAAATTGAGAAACTGGTTTTTGTTTAACTGAATCAAAAAATACTTTTTTAAATGTAGAACCAGCTAATGGTAAATAGAATAACATTCTATCAAAATCTTCATCATAACCATGCATTTCATTCATCAACATATAGTTCATGTAATTTTTAACTCTTTTAGATTGCTGATCTTTCTGTGGTGTAGGCATACCCATAATTTGAGTTCTTACAGGGCCTTGTGCCGGTAATAATTCTTTATAAGCTTGCGCTTGAAATTGTGTAACTGCTTCGGCTAACACTGGGTGTGTTGCACCTGAAGCTCCTTGAAAAGGTTGTGTTCTTTGTTGATACTTAAATCCAAGTAAGTCAAGCCCTTCAATATAAGTATTCTCCCAATCTTTTCTGGACATTTTATAGTCCATTTGTTTTTCATAAAGATCAGATGCTAAAGGTCCTAAAACATTTTCAGGAAGCATATCTGCTAAGTTAGCATAATGATCATCTGGGTTTCCTGGATTTAATTGTGTAGGATCAAAGTTAACTTCAACTCCTCCATCTGCCATTTCTGTAATTTCTGGTCCACCTTCTGGTGAAGGGGCTTGTCCTTCTATTTCTACGTTTACATCAGACGCAACATCGTCTTTGTCTAGGTCTACACCTGGTATACCTGGTAATGCCTTTTCCATAGGCGAAAATTTTCTATCTTCCGGAGTATCTGCCATTTTTTAATCCACTGTTGGTTTTTATAACAGGTTTTTTGCCATAAGGCAAACCTTGAGGAACTGGGCCTTTTAAAGGGGGAATTGTCTTAGTTAATCTCTTTGGTTTATTCCGGGATGTAATCATCTGATTCCCTCCATTGATCAAAAGCTTGGTCTGCTTTTACTTCTGCTTCTATTACTGCATTTTCTCCTTTAGTTGTACCTTTTATTGTTTGTCCAGTTGCAATTTCTTCCATTTCTCTAGTGCCACCTAAAACGTCATGAACCTCATTAACTACTTCACCATCAAAATCTACGTCTTCCGGATTACGTCCAACTGGAACAGAATCTTCAACTACAAAATCTCCGCTGTTATAATATGATCCATCTGCATCACCTTCCCATCTAGGAGCATTATAGGTAATTTGAAAATCTTGCTCGTATTGATTTTTACCACTAATATAATAATCATCACCAACTCTTTCTATATGAAATCCTGGAAGAAAATCTTTGTCACCTTTAAATATCCACATACCGTCTCCCTGCCATACCATTCTATCATTTATTTTATCAATAAACTTTGGAAACCATACTGGCATTTTACTAGTTGATCTTTCCAACATTTTAATTGAACCAGGGACCGGGTTACGTGAAAACCCTTTAAATAATTTATCTAAACCTAAAGTCTTAAGAGCTGTTACAATTCCGCCGCTAACTAAAAGTTTATTAAAGTCTCTTCTAGACATTCCTTGATCAGTTAAAGCTTCTTCAACAACATTGTCGACACTTTTCCCTGCAACCATAGGGGCTAACATTTTTTTAAGATTTTTATATCTATTAGCTGCTGCTACATAACCAAATGGTAAAGTTACATCTAAACCAAGTTCAACATTAGAACCAGCCATGACTGGCCATTTAGATTGACCTTGAGCTATCATTTTAGCTTCCATATCCTCAATTAAAGAATTTAATCCAGTCTTATCAGCAAAATAACCTGGCATTAATTTTCCAAATGCTTCTTTGAATAAACCTTTTCCTTCTAATTTGTTATGGGGTCTATCTGTTAGCCAACTATCATCCACGCCTTCCATATACTTTTCACCCATTCCTAGCTGAGCTGCAGAATAATCTGTATCTGCTGGAACCACTTTAAATGCAGGTTGAGTGGCTAATTTCTGTAATAACTCAATTCCAACAAATGGAAGTTTAGCAGAAACTTCAGCTACACTCATCCCAGCTCTTAACATTCTAGCTGCGTAGTATGGCCAGTTATCTACTCTTGCTACATCCATAATTTTTCCCGGAACACTCTTACCGGTATTCCAACCTTGTTCTAATTCAAACATTTGACTTTTAATCCATTCTAAAATCTCTTCATCAGATTTATCATCATGAGGAGTTCCATCGGCAAATCCAACACGACCACCTTTCGCTAAAAACTCATCTCTAGAAAATCCTTCAGTAATACTTTTCATTGGAATCTGTGTTCCAAAAACATTTTCAGTTTCTTTAACTTCAACTTCTTCATCCTTAACCAAAGGATCATTGGGAGATAAACTATCGGCCCATGCTTTTTGTGCTAAAGCTTTTTTTATTCTTTTTTCAAGATTATCTCCACTTAACAATGGATCAAAAGCTTGTTGTCCATAAGCAATATCAGGTTCTTGAACTTGGTTTTTAATAGTTTCTATTATTTCTTCATTAGAAGTTTCTCTAAGTGCTTTTACAGTTGCTTTAGTACCAAAAGTTTTAGGTTCATAATCAAAAAATCTATCTTCTTCTTTTTTAGATCCAAAGTCTTTCCATGTTCCTTCACCTGCTACATGAAATAGATCTTCAATAGTTCTTGGAAGATTTAAATATTCTTGCGCTAAATTCTTTGCACCTACTTTTCCCCAATCCTTTATTCCTAAATCTCGAGATTGTGCAAATGGAATTACGTCTAAAGGTAAAGTTAAAGGGCCTAAAACTTTTAAACTTTTTCCTAAAGCACTTGTTGCTTTAGCCACTGCATTTGATACTCCAGATGGTAACATATCAAAATCTACTACTCCTGCAAAATTTCTTAGAGTAGTACTTTTTGTATTTTTCCAATTAGGGATTACCTCATCTAAATGGGATGCAATAATTTTATCTGCATTTTTACCATTACTTATAAGCGTAATAGCTTCTTTTAACTTAACTGGAAGCTTTTTAAATACCGGTCTTTTCATTCCCTCATTAGCAATAAACGTATGAATAGTGTTTTTGGTTTTATTAACTAAACTATCATTTAAACTAATATTTGGATGTTTAACTTTAATTTCTACATTTCCTTTGGAATCTTTTACAGCAGTATATGTTGATTGAAGCGTCCCAAACATTTTAGAGGCTTCTTTTGAAAGTTTATTTGCTTTGCTTAACCACTTATTAGCTTGGGTTACATTCGTCGCTTGAAATTTAGCTTTTTCAATTAACTTAGTAATTCGTGAATCATATTCTCTTCCTTTAACTCGATTTGCTGTCATAGGTTTTCCTGATTGATCTATTCCAAGATCTCCCATATCCATAGAAATAATCTTTGTTAAAGATTCTGTATCTAATAAATGTTTAGCTCTAGATAGTCCTCCTGGATGTTCAACACTAAAGTTAAGAAGATTACCAAAAACTTTTTTCATTACATTAGATTCTGTGTTTTGCAACCAAGCAAAATATTGAGATGGACTATTAATTTTGCTTGTACCACCTAATTTATTTTTATAGGTTTTAGGTATAAGCCCTTGTTTTTGAGCTAAAGGTAAAAGTTCTTCTAATGCAGCATTTACAGTTTGATAAATTGTTTTTGGTTGACCTTGTGGGTTTTTTCCCCATTTAATACCTAATGCATTATATAATTTTTTCTTAACAGCTCTATAATTTGCCCCTTCATCTGTGGAAGTTGCATAATCAGATAACTTAGCAAACTTAGAAATAAATTTATCTCCAGCTTTAGTTGATTCACTTATTCCTTCAGCAGTTTTTATTAACCGAGAATATTTTTTTTCTAAGAATTTAAATAAAGCT